GAAATTAAAATGCCTGAAATTCCTGAAGATATTAATATGGAAGTTAATGAAGATCAGCCATTACTTAAATGGTGGGGTGAAACAGCTAAATCTATGGGATTATCGCAAGAGCAATTTAATGAAGGAATTAATCAATTTGTGCAAAATGAGATTAATGGACTACCTAATATAGATCAAGAAACACAATTATTAGGTGATAATGCTAAAGATAGAATAGAATCAGCAGATTTATGGGCAAAAAAACATTTATCAGAAAATGCGTATTCAACAGTAGCTAAATTATCGTCAACAGCAGAAGGAGTAAAAGCGTTAGAAGAAATAATGGCGTTAAATAAAAGTGCAGTAATGCCTCAAACTCCAACAGCCGTAGATAGTAAACCTTCTTTAGCTGATTTACGAATGATGATGAAAGACCCTCGTTATTGGAAAGATGGAGAAAAAGACCCAACTTATATTTCACGCGTATCTAAATTATTTGAAAATGTATGAGAAAATATAATTTAGTTTTAATTATATGGCGAGATACAAGAGAAGTTGATTCAGGTACTTGGCACGAAATGGCAGATGTTATTAAAACTAATTCTTCTGTTATTCATAGTGTTGGATGGGTAGTACAAGAAACTGATATAGATATAAAAATATCAGCCGATCAACCAGCAGATATAAGTGATACAGAAGTAGGACGTACAACAATTATTCCTCGTGGGTGCATAGAAGAAATAATAAATGTGCGTTGCGAAAAGGAAGATGATTAGTCATTACTTGCCTCAAGACCTTTAGAGTTAAGACGATTGCCCATTTGGATAACTTTCAACCAGCTCGAAAGACAATCGAAACCTTAACTTATGGAGAATAAAAATGGCTAGTACTATTACTAATGCTTTTATTACTCAGTTTGAATCAGAAGTACACATGGCGTATCAACGTATGGGTTCTAAATTAAAAAATCTGGTAAGAACTGTGAACGGTGTTAGTGGCTCTAGTGTAAAATTCCAAAAGGTTGCAAAGGGAACAGCTTCTACAAAAGCACGTCATGCTGAAGTAGTTGCTATGAACTTAGCTCACTCTAACGTGTCTGCAACTTTAACGGATTACTTTGCCGCTGACTACATTGACAAACTGGATGAGTTAAAAATTAACATTGACGAAAGACAAGTCGTTGCACAAAATGCCGCTTATGCTTTGGGAAGAAAAACTGACCAAATCCTAATTGATGTTTTGGACGCTGGTACGTCTATCGCTAATAACGTTAATTCATCTGCTACTGGTATGTCACTTATCAAAGCTAAAAATATGCAAAATATTTTTGGTTCAAATGATGTACCTGATGATGGTCAAAGATATTGGGCTGTAGGCCCAGCTCAATGGGGTGACCTAATGAGTATTGATCAATTCTCTCGTGCCGAATACGTTGGTACGGAAAACTTACCTTTCACAAATGGTGAATCTACTGCAAAAAGATGGATGGGCTTCTTATGGTTCGTACACTCTGGGCTAACTAAAGTATCTTCTGATAGATATACTTTAGCATGGCATAAATCATCAACTGGTCTAGGTATTGGACAGGATGTTAAAACGGAAGTTAACTACATTCCTGAAAAAGTATCTAACCTTGTTACTTCTTCTCTTTCAATGGGAGCTGTAGCGATTGATGGTGACGCAATTAGACGACAACTTTGTGCTGAATAGATAGGAGATTACAATATGGCTTATTCAACTGATAACCCAGTAAAAAAGATTTCTCAAATGGGAGATAGTAATGCTCTTTGGTACTATACAGACGGAGACGCTATCGGCACCATTGATGACGCTGATTACTTTTTAGCAGATTATGGAAACCTAACTGCTGGAGATATTATTTTTGTAAATAGTGGTGGCTCAAATGGAGTTGTAGATATTCTTATAGTATCTGCTTCTTCAAGCTCAACTGTAACAACAGTAATACTTGCTTAAATTAAAATAACGAGGGGGGATTTTCCCCCCTTGTTTTAAATATTATGGCAACAACAAAAGTAGATATATGCTCCACAGCTCTTGTAATGATTGGAGCAAACACCATTACATCTTTTTCCGATAATAGTACGGAAGCTAATGTATGTAATATTGTCTACGAAGATATTTTAAAATCTTCTTTAACTCGTCATAGATGGCGATTTGCAACAGAACAAAAACAATTAAGTTTATTAACAGCAGAACCAACAGGTAGATATGCGTATGCGTATCAATTACCAACAAGTCCTGAATTACTTCAATTAATTACTCTTACAGTTAATGATATGGTTATTCCATATGAACGATATGGCGATAAAGTTTTTTTAGATAACTATGGCAGTACATCTACTGTTATATGTGATTATATTTATAGAGCTGATGAAGGAGAATTTCCTCCTCATTTTATTTTAGCTCTTGAATATACATTAGCTAGTTTATTTGCTGGTTCAATCGCAAGAGATTCAGGAATGATTAAACAATTTGCTGATATGGCTGAACGACAATACTTAATAGCTAAAAATGTTGATTCAGCAGAAAGAACAACAAAACAATTAGATCAATCACGTTTTATTAATTTGCGTCAATCTACGAGGTAAAATGGCTAGAACACTTAGAACAGTTCTATCTAACTTTAGTGCTGGAGAGCTTAACCCTTTATTAAAAACAAGAACAGACGCTAAAGCTTATTTTAATGGCGCTCAAACTTTACGAAATTGGTATATGATGGATAGTGGAGGTTTAATGCGTAGACAAGGTACTACGTATAAACAAACACTACCAGCAGAAGCAAGATTACTTCCATTTGTTTTTTCAGATGATGAAGTGGCAATATTTGCACTATCTAACAATCGGTTAGATGTTTATTCTAGTGCTGGAGCTGTTATTCAAAGCAATTATACAACTAATTGTAATTGGACGACAGCTCAATTATTTGAATTAAATTTAGCTCAATTTGGGGATACAGTATTTATTACCCATAGAGATAATCCAACAATAAAAATTAAACGAGTAAGTGCTAGTTCTTTTACAGCTAGTGTATTTGATTGGGCTTCTCATAGTTCAGGATACCCTCGGTATCAACCATATTATAAGTATGAAGATAGTGCAGTAACTTTAACACCAGCCGCAACTTCAGGTACGTCAGTTAATGTCACAGCTTCAACTGGTATTTTTGATAGTGATTCTAATTGGGCTGGAAAAACAATTCGTATTGGTGGCAAAGAAGCAGATATAGTTTCACGTACAAATACAACTGTAGTCGTAGTTAATATTCGAGAAACATTAGATGGTACAAGTGCTGAATCTGATTGGGATGAACAACTTATATCTTCGCATAGAGGATACCCTCAAGCAATTACATTTCACGATAATAGATTATGGATAGCTGGTGTTAAATCTAAACCATCTTCTGTAAATGCAAGTCATGTAGGCGATTATTTTAATTTTAGTGTTGGTACAGGATTATCAAGTGAAGGTATTGATGTTGCTATTGGTGGTGACCAAGTCAACGAAATACGTCACCTGTATTCAGGTTCTAATCTTCAAATATTCACCGATAGTGGCGAGTACATAATACCTACTTCGTCTGATACTTCGGCTATTACTCCTAGCAATATAGTTTTTAGACGACAGACTCCTTATGGGTGTTCTCGTACTCGCCCAATCCTTTTTGATGGAGCGTCATTGTATACGCAAAAAAATGGTAGAGCTGTAAGAGAATTTATTTATTCTGATAGTGAAGCTGGATATGTTTCAACAAATATATCGGTGTTAGCTAACCATTTAATTGATAGCCCAAAAGATATAGCTATGTTGAGTGGTTCATCTACACGTCCTGAACAATTTGCTATTTTTACAAACTCAGGTTCTACCCATAATGGTAAACTAGCTGTCTTTCATTCAATACGTGATGAAGATATAGCTGGATGGACATTATGGAATACACGAACAGGTGATACATTTCATAGTGTTACAAGTGCTAATGAACATTTATTTTGTGTAGGTAAACGATCATTAAATGGTAGTACAGTTTATACGCTAGAAAAATTTGGCGAAGATGATTCTATAAGTCTTGATTGCTCCTCCACCTCCACGCTCTCCCAACGTGGTACTCCTCTTGTTAAAGGTGCTTCGCAGTCAGGACTTACATTAATTACAGATGGATTAACGTCTAATCCACAAATACAAGAAGAATTTACTATTAATGGTGTAACAGGTACGTACAGAATAACGGCTGTTACCAACAATGGTAGTGGTACATATACATTAACATTAAATACTGCTTTGGCTTCCTCCCCAGCAGATAATGCTCCTATTACGTTTACTAAAGGATTTTTGCATACGGTAAATGGTATTTATACTAATGAATTAGTTAATGCCGTCTATGGTAATT